GACACCGTTCGTCAGAACACTGTTCGTTTACGTCCGTTAGGACTCCTTTATGCCTACCCGTATTTTTACAACTCATAGTGGGGGACTATAGGACTTGGGCTTACACGCTTGCTCCGATGGTTGACTGTCATAGTATTATAGCAGGAACCGTGCCAATTTGTATAAATGGTCAAAATTGACCAGTATGGAAGTTTTATCAAGGACTTACAGAAGTACCATAAAATGTAGTGGTCAAAAATGACCAGAGTTGTGGTCAAATTTGCTCATTTATGGGGGGTTGACAAATTATGGTAAGTATGATTGGCTTTGGATTATGTCTACTAAAGGAAGCCAACCCAGGCAATTAAATAGGGATGATAAGAAGCTAGAAGAGAACTGGTCTCAGATCAATTGGTCTGGCAAGCCCAAGGGTGTAGAGGTTAAGTCTAGTAAGGGTGGAGTCAAGACACGGATGGTATATAAGGATGAGTGAAGAAAACGAACAAACCCTAGCCAACCTATCGAACTCAATCTCTGAGTCGGTCAATAGCTTTGTAAAGTCTTGGGAGCCTAGCGGCAGTGGTAGACCTCCGTTGAGTGTTGGTAACCCTGCTAAGGCACAGGAGGTCTTAATGCTAGTAGCAGTAGGGACAAGTGGTAAGAAGATTCTGGAGCTTACGGGTTGTTCTACTAGCACAGTGGCTAGGTTGAAGTCTGACTGGTGTGACCATATAGGAGACTGGAAGGAAGAAGGTGGTAAGATTAGTGGTGGTATATACATGGACACCTCAGAGGGTCTTAGCGACACGATGGCTCGTATTTGTAAGGCAGAGGAGGAGGAAGACTGGAAGGCTGTTGAAGCCCTCTCTAAGGCTCTACAAGCGAAGAACAAGATACTTGAGGTCAGCCATAGGCAAAGCATGACGGCGCGTGGTGAAGCCTCTCAGATCACCAGGGAGGAAAAGGTATTTACCCAAGACGACTATGAGGCTACAATCAAAGCAGCTAGGGATAGGATAGCTAAAGCGAAGATGATAGAGGCCGAGGTTCAAGATGTCTAGGTCAATCGGAGATGGTAGTTATGAACCTATCTATGACCAGATACGAGGGATACTTGGAGAACATTTTGAGAACTATTGCTTTATTGTTATGGATGAACAGGGAGAACTATTCTATGACTACAACCATCTGCCAGCAGGAAGGATGCTGTTACGTGAGATGCAGGAAGAGATCAGTGACGAAAACATAGAGATTCAGTGGGAGTTTGAGGATGATTCCGATAATTCAGCAGAAGAAGAATGACTATTGAGTTTACAAAGCACCCAATAATCAAAGCCCCTACGGACGAGGAAATAGTTCTTCTAGGTGAGGCTGACCCTAAGCTTCTGTCTGACTTGCACGAGGCTCACGAGGGGCGCATACGTTCAGCAGAGAGTGATCCCCTACACTACGGCTTTGAGCTAGAGGGATGGAAGCACGTAGACAAGTTCTTTGAAACGGTCAACACTGTCTTTGTTAGTGGTGGTAACCGTAGCTCTAAGACAGAGATGGGGGCTAGGAGTGTGGTCAAGGCTGCACTAGAGAACCCTAATGCTGAGATAGTATGCTTTGCCCAGGACAACGATGCGTCGGTGCGTGTGCAACAACGTGCGGTTTATAATTACCTACCACCAGAGCTAAAGAAGAAGTCTAAGTCTACCGTAGAGTATTTGAACTACACGTTCAAGAATGGTTTTACTGGTGCTAGCTTCATCCTACCCAACGGCTCTACTGTTTACTTTCACACCTACTCACAGTTTATTGCCAACCGATCTAAGTTTGAGGGTTTGGAAATTGGTAGTAAGACACCTAAGTGGCACAACATTGGTCTTTGGCTTGATGAGTATCTGGAGGAGGGAGACTTGGTAAACACCATGCGCTTCCGTTTGGTTACCCGCAACTCTAAGATGCTGATGACCTTTACTCCCATTGATGGCTACACGCCGTTCGTGGCTTCGTTCCTGAAGGATGCAGAGACTCGTAAGACGCGTAACGCAGAGCTACTAGACAACGAGGAGGTTCCCTTTGTTCAATACAGCAAGTCTAAAGATGCAGGGATTGTTTACTTCCATAGTGAGCTAAACCCGTTTGGTGGGTATGAACGTATACGTAAGGAGTTACAGAACAGTGCTAGAGATGAAGTATTGACCCGTGCTTACGGCATACCAGTCAAGAGCATGAACACCCTGTTCCCTTCGTTCAACACAAATGTTCACACTTGTTCACAACTACCCGCAATAACCGACAAGACCCATACGGTCTACCAGGTAGTTGACCCTGCTGGTGCAAGGAACTACGTGGCTCTGTGGGCAGCAGTAGACAGCAAGGGGTATGTAACCGTCCTCAGAGAGTGGCCAGACCGCGACACTTACGGTGAGTGGGCTATCTTTGGTGATCCACGATGGAAGTTTGGTCCTGCATCTAAGAAGATTGGATACGATGTCCAGTCCTACGTCGATGAGTTCCGTATGATTGAGGAAGAGTTGGGTGTAGAGGTCTTTGAGCGTATAGGTGACTCCAGATACTTTGCCCGTGAGAACGAGGACAACTCTGATTTGTTTGAAAGCTTTGCCGACAAGGGTATGTTCTTTGTCCCATCGAACGGAGCCGACATTGACTCTGGCATTGCAGCCATTGACGAGTGGATGAAATACAACCCAAACTTACCAGTAGACGAAAGCAACAGACCTCTGCTGTCTATACACGAGTCCTGCGGTAATTTAATATACAGCCTACTGAACTGGGGTCACCAAGGTAAACGAGACGAGCCACTAAAGGACTTTGTTGACTTACTTCGATACCTACGTATGGCTAATGCTGGCATGGGACCAGATCACTTTGCAACAAATAATATGGAAACAACAACTAAAGGAAAAGGAGGATACTAATGCCTAAAAAGAAATTAACGCAGATAGCACTTGAACAAGAGGTGGAGTTTGAAGACGCTATGGAAATAGCACAGGACAAGCTACCCGAAGGTTCATTGACAGGTAAGGGAAAGAATACATGGGTAAACGAGGAAGGCACAGCCATCCTAGAAGAGTCCTTCATGATTGAGGAAATTATACCCAAGCACTATACTGGTCATGTTTTAAATGAGTGTCCCAACCCTCGGTATAACTACGTCTTCAATAAAGAGATTGGCAAGAAAGTTCCGATGCTTGTCCCCCGTAAATGGCAGGGTAAGTTGATAGGTAAGGATATAACTTTTGAAGCAATATCAGACCACGTAGGAACTAGCTACAGATATGTACGAAAAGGAAAGTGACATCACATTAAATCGTAATTGGTGCAGGGAGCAAGTAGATAGATTTGCTTCTTGGGAAATGCTAAGACGATACATATTACACGAGACAGGAGTCCCAATGACAAATGCAGAGCTATGTGATACAATAGGCGTATCATCTACTTATACAATTCGGTTGTTAAAATCCGTACACAAAAGATTAGAACCAAAACATGATAACTGATAGCGTTTCCGAGTCTCTCACATATTTACAGGACGAGCCAGATATTAAGACTCTCCGTCTAGCTTATGACCAAACGGTCACTGAACTAGAATCATACTTTGACCTCTGCCGCACATCCTACGATGACCGCAGAAACTTCTGGCCAGGCAAGAGCCGTGACCACCGTAAGCATGGAGCCGACGCTTTCCCTTGGGAGGGTGCGTCCGATATGGAGTGCCACCTCATTGATGAGCGCATCACAAGGCTAGTATCATTATTTATAGCATCCCTGAACCGTGCAAACGTCAGGGCATTCCCAGTAGAAAGCGGAGACATTGCTCGTAGCCGAGTAGTTTCTGGTTTCTTGAAATGGATGGTATCCTCTGGATACATACCGAGGTTCCACCGTGAGATGGAACTAGGAGCTAATTATTTGCTTGAGCGAGGTATATTGATTACATATATTGGTTGGCAGAAAGAAGATCGTAGGATACTGCAACAACTGGATTTGAATCAAATTGCACAGGTTAGTCCCGATGTTGCTGACGCTATACAGAACGGCAACGATGACGAACAGCTAGTTGCCTTGCTCCAAGCAACCTTTGAGGGAACAACGAAGAAACGTGCTAAGAAGGCATTACGTGAACTACGTAAGACTGGAGTCGCTGAACTACCTATCGTTCGCAGACAAGTCAATGCTCCTGATGTTAAGACACTTGCACCAGATGGTGACTTCTTTTTCCCACCATACGTTACTGACCCACAACGCGCACCCTACTGCTTCTGGAAGACCTACTACACACCACAGGAACTAGAGAATAAGGTAGTTACTGACGGATGGGACGAAGACTTTGTAGACTACATCATATCCAAGTATAGGGGTGTAAACATTGACTCTAT